GACTGCGCGAGTGATTGCGTCTGTGTAGGCTGTTGGCATTTAAACTTTCGTGATAATTATTTCATCGGATAATATTATGGTATTTTGATTAGTGGTGGTTGTTACGTCTAGACGACGGTTATTACCGCCAGTGAATCCGGCAAGTTGCTCTTCTAGATACCCAAGCGGAACAGCATCCATGCGCGATGCGGGTCTTCCTACATTCTCCACGCGGTTACCCATTCCATCTAAACGAGACGGTTTAGTGTTATTGATTCGATCAATAAGTGAGTTGATGGTATTTTCTATTCCACGTAATTGGTCTTTGGCTGTTTCGAAGTAAGGAATGGATATTTTTGGGATTGGCATATCTACTCCTGTGGTGTCCCTACATATGTGTTACGTGTAAATCCCTTAACCCCCACACGCTCCATGTCTATATTAACACGGTGTACGTGAATGTTTCCGGTAGATAGAATTCGCTGTTGGAATAGTTGACCACGCACCCCCGCAGGAAACGCGATGCGATCTCGAAACTCACGGCCTGATACCGTAAAGGTTTGAGTGTGAGTAGCAGTCCCGTCTACATCCCAGATGGATGTAAAAGTTCCAATCCCTTGGGCTTCTACATCAAAAGACCAGAAGCGGGCTAGATCAATTTGAGTAGCTCCCCCTACTTTTTTATATACAATACTCCATGTTGATTTACCAAAAGGCCGTTGCTCTGTTTCGTACTCCGTATTCCAGTGTTTAAACCCGGCACCGGTGTAGTAGGCTTCTAAAATTGTGGCTGTTTGAAGAGTCATAGATGCGTTTACATCCAGACCAATAGTAAATATCGATTTGTCGGAGCCTGTAAAAGTTGCTGTGGATATAGGTGTGTTGTCGGCATATACAACGCCAACCATAGAACCACGAGGATTAGCAGTAACCACCCAAGTTTTTAAAGAATTGCGTGAGCTAAATGGAATAGGTCCGTGTTTCCAGTTAGTCACTACATCCGGCTCTGGAATGTTTTCATAACGTTCTTCAAAGAAGCGAAATGGTACGGCAGTGTTTGCAGCGTTATATACCGTATACATTGTGCGTCCAAACATATCATTAGTTATACTTCTCGCATAACTCTGACGATACGGAGAACCGCCGTAAAGAGTGTGGGTTTGTATAGCGGTTCCGTCTAAGAAAGATGTAGCCAATACCGTGCCAGTGCCTAAACCTAAACAAGGCTCAAAAGTTTTCCACTCAGCCTCATCTCCGCAATGTTTATCAGATACATAAGAAGTTACTAAATCCGGAAGAGGACGTTTATTATAATATGTATTCCAATGTTTGAACTGCATGCCGGTTCCGGCTATATATTCTGTATATGCTATACGTCCTACTGTTTCAGCGGGTAGCCCTTGCACATCCACACGTCGTAGAGTACGATTAGCCTGAGTAGATGTAGATGTAATTAAATGTGTAGAAACTACAACGTTATCTAGATAAACTATGCCAGTAATTGTACCGGTGCCGATAGGTTCTATATCAGCATAATGTACATCCCAAATTCCATCTCCGCCATGCCCAGAGGTATCGTGCTCTGTTCTCCAGAAAGTTACACGCGCGGGCTCTTCTAAAGCATCAAATCTAAGCCCTTGAAGTATTGTAGGGTTATTGGAACCTTGTGTCCCAGAAAACTCAAATGCTACATTATTTTTAACTTGGCCAGAAAGCGCGGGTATAACCCAATCTTTTATAGTATTAGTTAAAGTAGATAAAGATGTAGTGGTTGTACCGTCATATATACCATACATATTCCCGCCAACACCTTCGGCCTCTAACATAATATTTTCTAATACAGTATCGTTAGGTGTTGTCCAGGTGCGAGTGCGAATCTTCCATGGAATGTTTACCGTAGAAGCGGAATCATTTTCGTCGTAATAACCTTGATGTAGTCTAATAATACTACCACCAGTAGTTCCGGCTAATAACCTACCGTTAGGTATATCCCAACAAAGAGACGAGATCTCAAAAGGGTACGTATACCACCATGTGCGTTTGGTAGCAAAATCTATTACAAATAATGTTTTAGCGTATGTATCAGTACCGGTAGGTACAGCAAGATAATATTTATTATCATAATACTCAGCACAAGATCGATCGATATAGCCAATTTGAATAGCAGGCACTCTGTTACCTTTAACGCTAACAGGATCAAATGGGCCACTTCCTTTCCAAGCATCTCCGATTTGTTGATGGACGAAATCTAAAGGTAACTCTACTCCTTGGCCTGGGGCGTACATATAAAGCCCGTCCATATCTAAAAGAGGTATACCATATGGAGTTTTAACTACAGTTCTAGACGCCTTAGAACCCCGGCGTGCTCCAGTACGCCGAAGAATATAGTTAGCTTCAGGTCCTTCAAATATATTTCCATCTAGCTCATACACAGAGTCACGATTAACTATTACTAGACCAGGCGGCCATACGACTAAAGAACCAACTTCATCGCCAGTATGAGAAACTTGTAAATAGTTATCTTTACTAAAGCGATCAGGAACCCCAGGATCTGACCATACTATGTTATTTTCAGTAGCAGCGAAGATACGTCCGTAATGTGGTTCAGATAAAGCTTCAATGCTAGCATAAAATGCATTACGACGTATTCCACCTATTTGAAGAGGTTCGTTATTGATTAGAGCTTTTAAATCCGAAAGAGTATCAGTGTGTGTTCCTACACTAGCGGATATAGTAGCAATGGCATAAGGTTGTGGTAATAATCCTCCAGATCTATATATAATACTATGGGTAATATCTTGAGTGGTTGAGGTTGCTGTGGATAAAAGAAGTACCGCGTCTCCATTAGATGCTTTAGTTGGACCTACAGGATCTGATGCTGCAGACTCCGACACTAGTAAACCGTCATCAATCTTAGCAAAAGTATGCCACCACATATACCCAATATCCGTATCATTTAAAGAATGGAATTTATCTCCATAAATTTTCCAATCACATACTTTTACTTCAACAGGGGATTCAGCCTCTACAATAATACGAGCTGCTTTAATATCTGACCACTGGCCTGTACCTACAGAAACTAATTCAAAATTAGGACGAGCAACTGTCCAGGTGTTAAAAGAATCAGCCGCAAAAGACATTCGAGTAGTATTCGAAGATATATTTGACTTCAATAAAGATATGATATTGTTACGAGTATCAGCATCTAAACCAGTAGTTGTTGCGGTGCCAAGAGTTAACTCAGTATCTATAAGCTTCACAACATCTGGCATAATATTAGAACCAAAATTTAAATCAAGGTCGGTATGCCAGTAATTTTTAAAACTAGTATCTCCTATAGAGTAGTCTTGAGATATACGAGTAACAACACCAGGGTTTGAAAAGGAAATTAAAACCGCATGTGTTCCATAGACGCCAACGTCACCGGCTGATACGTATTGATCTAGATTTGTAGTTATAGCAGAAGCATCAATTTGAATCCTATAAGGAGCTGTTCCTTCTGTAAACGTAGCTGTGCCAGACGCTTGAGATGCAAGAGTTCCCTCAGACACATCATACGTAGAGGTAACAGTAATTCCAGTATTAGTAGTTATAACTGATACAATTGGAGCTGAAGGGTTTTCTTTTATCCAATGAGTAACGTTTGTTCCGTTATCTTTTATAGAATTGGAACCAGCCGCACCAATAGTATATACGTAATCACCGAATTGTGTAAAACCTGTTCGATAATTATTAGCAGATGTCATGATTGAGGTAAAACTAGACCCTATCTGACGATATACAGAGCCGTTAGCTTCTACATAAGTAACAGAATTTTCAATAGGAGTTTTGTAATGGATATAAATATGCCGAACTAGGTTAGCTCCTACGGAATAGAGTTTGCGTGAACCGAAACGAACCTGAGCAGCTCCGGGCTGCATAGAGAAATCAATATTAGTTGCTGTGGCTACCTCCCCATCGGAGATTAGATGTGGTGTGACAACAGCGTTAACTCCGCCACCTAGAGAAATTTGCTGTGGTGATTGGACTGGCATTTAATATATCCTTCCAATTTGTCTAGGAGTTAGTGAACTAGCGGGACGAATTCGACGAGTGTTAACAGAAAATGTTTTGCGGTATTTAATTAAATAAGAAGCTATAGTGTCAGTATATGCTTTGTAATAACTAATAGCTACATCTGGACGGGTAGGTAAAAAGAGAACTGAACATGCATAAAATACCAAAGCATCAGATAGATCTGTGGGTAACGCTGTAGTGTCAGTACTAGTGGTAAATTCTGTAGGCCATCCAATTCCGTATATAGTGTATATATATGAAGTACTAGCCCTAGGATAAAATAAAAAACTATTAGCATCTAAAATTACAAAATTACTAGGGGTGCCCGTAGAAATAGCTTTCCAGGATTTAGAAGAATTTTCAAGATCTATACGATTAGAGAAAAATATTTGATTACCTTCAGCATTTGTTATGTAAAGGGGAATCATAATATTAGAAGGAAAAGCTACTACATTGGTTGATGTTCCTAGTGAAATCGTTTGAGAAGTTGTATATGCTTTAGGACAATCAGCCGCTAGGCATACTTGTGCTTCGTTGAGCGCATCTACGATTTGTTGGTCAGTCCAAAAAACCGCAGAAGGCTCGTCTAGTTCCACACGTACTTGACCGATTAAGCCCATTTAACCTACCATACGATCTATGACATACACTACAACAGGAATAATAATAACCGTAGTAAATAAATATATCCCAACCATCTTACTCTTCATGTCTTCTACTACTCGTATGCGAATTTCATGATCTTCAAACAAACGCTCATGAGTATCTAATTGTTTTTCTATACGTTCGCAAATAGTTGCAACTCTTTCTAAGGTTATAGAAACCCGCATTTCTTCAGTCATTACTTTTCCTCTACTTCAATTACATACTGCTTAAAATCCTTTAATGCAACAATTATTGTTTTTAGAGTTACTAATCCAACAGTAACACCTAGACTTTTCCATAAACCTATATCAGTTAAATGATTTGCATCTAGAAATAACATAGGCACAACTACAGCAGCGGTGTTACCAATAGCATCAACAATACCTATAATAGAGCGAAGAATCCACTCTCGAAGTTTAATTTTTAAATATGGCATATTCCTCCGTACGCTATGTTTACCCTTTAAATAGGGGCAACTCTACCCATACATTCGCGCCCGAGCCCTCATAGAAAATTTGGCAAACACCGCACCAAGTTATAGGAAATTGACGTACAAATGCTGTAGCATCAAACTTCTCAGATGTAATGGTGCCGTCAGGATTTTGACGAGATAGTTCTAAATTTAAGGGTAGATGTTTACCACCGGCTACTGTTTCTGTGGGACCCTGTACCGGATTAGGCACCTCTAAGACATTAATATCAGGCGCATACCGCTTAAAAAATTTAAGAGCAGCTTGAAGCTCTTTTGCAGATACAGGTTTCCAGCGATTAGTGTAACAACCATTACCCACATCTTCTATATCATACCCGAGATTTGGATCAATGTTAACCATTTGATTTTTCCTCAATATCTGTAATTTTAAAACTTTCTTTTACCTTTGCCATAGCTTTATAAGCAGCTACCTGAGCATCAATGAACTCTTGTAACGCAGCTTTATCATAAACTAATTGTTTGTTTTGGGTTGCTAAGATTTCTTGAGTAGTTTGTAAACCAGCTTCAAACTCACCAACAACTAATTCTGATTTTTCTTTACCTTTACCTGATTCTGTAAAAGCAGTTTCAGCTCGTAAAATGCCGTTCGAAGCCGCAGCAATTAAACCTAAACCAGGAACTCCAAACGCGGTGGCAATTGGAATACCTACCTGGGTTGCTACTCTAGCTCCTGTAACTAAACCTTTACCTAGGGTTTTGTACCAACTCATATTGTTTATCTCTTTCTTAGGAATGTCTTTTTGCTTTACGTTTAGTATTTGAAGTAGGGTATGACTAACACGTATTAGCATGGTTATACTTTAACATATTTAAGGAATTACTGTTAGAATATCCCCTGGGGATAGTTTATTGAAAGTGCCAGGTGTTACAGGTACTATGCAACCTTCCGAAGCCGAAAGATCTCTTTTTGAGTTATCCCAATGAATATAAAAGTCAGAACGCCCAAACATTTTATTGTGTGGAGAAGGTAATAATTTAAATACTACCGGACCTAGACGAGTATTAGTTTCTTTTGGACCTAAGGTATATTCTCCCACGGGGATAGGACCCTTAGCTTTTAAAGTTTGAAAAGCAGGATTATTTACATACGGCATAGCCCCGGAATAACAAAGACCTATTAGGTCTATTTCATTACGAAGTTGACCGGTTGACTGAGAATATGTTATTTTCATTTAAAGCCTTAAAAAAATTATGGGATCAAAACCCTATCGATATACCGCACATTGTTTCCGCCACATGTCACCTTTCCGTAAACACGGTTCCCGCTGGTCACTGAGATTGTAGCAGACCTGGCAAATGTTCCTGTGGTGTCTGTTTGGGATAGTCCGGTAGTCAGCCCAGCATTCGAGGAAACCAAAAACGTGCATTGCTGCGATGTCGAAACGGAGTTGTACTTCGCCGTGATCGAGCCACTAGCCAGCGTAATCAGCGGAGGGTCCATATAGCGTAGGTATGTGCTCAGCGTGCCGGTTACCACCCCGCAGGCCGTCGTAAAGGCGTTGGTGCATCCCGTCGCAGCCAAGACCGAAGGAAGACGCGCTCCGGGGTCCATGCCGCCAGATCCGGTACCGGCGTAGGGGGATTTTA